TTTCTGTCGTAATAAATTGGCGATCTTGTATCACCATGGATATCAGCGGTGTTGCGGATATTGATGTAGTTGGACTCGCCTAAGTACATCGTCTGCGAGCTGTTATTGCCGTACCAGTGCTGCGCCTCAACAACGTATGCGCTGAAGTCCCAGCGCGGCTCATTGTTGACGTTATTTACGCACTTGATTCTGTTGGGGACGGCATAGTTAAGTCGAGACGTGCTGTGCGGGTCTAAGTAATAGCCGGTGTCGTTACTGTCGTAGAAGATTGGCGCACGAGAAGACCCGTTTGACTGAAAATTGCCGCTTGTATCAATCCAAGCGTTAACCGCGTTCCACGAACCAAATGTGACGCCGTTTGCACCACTAAGATTAATTGATCCAGCAGCAGTGCTTTGTAAACTACCGCCTTGCCACGTAGTCGGGAATGCGTGAATAGTCTGATTGTTGCTTCCAGCTTGGTAAAAGCGAATTACGCCATAGTCGCCAGAGCCGCCGCCATGATAGATAAACGAACCAGTATTTGACCCGCCATTTCCATAAGAAAGGTTTCCCGCTGCGTTTAATGAAGTTCCAGCATTAGGATCTATGTAGTAAGTTGTGTTTTCGCTGTCGTAAAAGATCGGCGCACGAGCAGATGATCCCTCTACAAGGAAATAGTCGCCGCCCACGACTCGCGCACGCCAGCTTCCACCTTGATTCAGGAAGCCTATGTTGTTGCTGGTATCAGCGTAAAGATAACCGCGAACAGTGCCAGCATGGCTATCTCGGATGCGAATGCCTCCATTTGAATTTCCACCTAGCGAGACGTTCCAATAGTTCCCGGAATCCGAGTAAAAATGGTTGCCGTAAGACTGGTTGTATATGCCGGTCTCTCCGTAGTTGCGGAACCAACCGCCGAGATCGTTGTATACGTCGCCACAATTGATGACGTTCAGGCGAGACGTGCCTTGAGGGTCTGAGTAGTACCCCGTGTTGTCCGTGTCGTAGAAAATGTTTGAGCGAACGCTGTTGTAGCCATAGAGGATTCCTGACACCTCCATAGATGCCGGAGTCTTCAATGCACGCAAGTCGCCGGTAATGTTAGTGAACGACTCGGTCGTAGTCTGCGTCGCAGACCAGTTGCCGACCATATCCATGGTGTTGTCGTAAAACGACCCGTTATGGATCTTGCGGAGAACAATCGTGCCGTACTCCCAAGAAGATCCCGCGACTCCGAATACAACGCAGAATCTGTTGTCCTTGAAACCAAGACGGACGGACTTTGCGCAGCTACCAATGACGTTGGCGCTGGTGTTGTACCAGCTCGTACTCCAGTTGTGACCGCCAACGATAACGGTCGAGACAGCGTTTCCGTTGTACTCGTAGATGTCGAACACCATGTGAACCATGCCGTAGTTGGCAGTGGTTCCGGGCAGGTAGAAAATGACCATGCCGGTCGAGGTGCTGCCAGCACTCCAGCTCACGTTCGGTCGTGCGATGTTGTTGCCCTGCTCGAAGTGCGAGCGGAGCGTCATGTTTCCTTGGTTGCTGATTGCGGCGACGTTGCCAAGTGATTCGACCTCGCGGAAAATCCAACCGCGATTCGCGGTCGAATTCATCGTGAAGTAGGTAGCCCAGTCGGCAGAAACAGCGCCGTACGTTCCAAAGTTCCCGGTTTGGGCAAAGAACAGACCATAAGTCGGCGACGACGGCGATCCGCTGTACAGATTGATTCCGATGCCAGCAGCAGACCCGTTGCTGTTGGCGGTGATTCCGCTTACGGCGTAAGCCGGTTGCCCGAACGTGATCGAGCCAGACTGCATATCAATCAGTGGCTGCGAGCCATAACCATAGCGGTCAAATACGAATCGGCTCCCGCTGAAGGTATGGGTTCCACTACTAGAAGTTGATAGTGACGACCACGAGTTGACGCCGCCGACCGTGCCGCCGTAATAGATCGTCCCCGTAAGGTGCGTCGTTCCTTGAACGCCAAGGTTCGCGTCGGTGTTAGTCGAGCCACCGGCAGTGATTTGGCTTGCGCGAATCGCGCCACTTATTGTGCCGCCGCTTGTCGTTAAAAGACCAAGCTGGCTAATAACGTGAGCTGGGCTTGACTTACGGCAGTAGTTATCCGACCCGCTGTTCGTCCAGAAAGCCGCGATCGACGGGTTCTCTGTGTTACTGCTTGACTGATTGAAGTGAACGCCGAAGAAGTAGCGACCGTAAATGTCGCCGCCGCTGTCTCGCTGGACGAGCCTGTTCGCGGTCGCTGCGGTGTCGGCGCCAACAGTGATTGTTCCGTTTCCGGCTGCGTCTCCCATCCGCAGACCGCCGCGAGCCTCGATCGGGCTTTGCACATAAAGCCCAGCAGTCTGTCCACCTCTTGGGAGGTACAGCCCGTAGCTTGCAAAATTGGCAACGTCGTCCGTTGCCTCGGATCGAATTGTTAGCCGTCCACCAGCCTTGGATATGCCATTGGTGCTGTCAGTAAAGTAGAGAGTGCCGGTCAGCGTCCCGCCGGACAGCGGCAGATAGCTCGACAGCGATGAGCTTGTGATGTAACCGCTAGGGTTAGTCGAGTTATACGGCGTATAACCAAGAGCGGTAGTCACCATCCCTGAAGTAATGCCAGAGATGTACCCAGACGGATTTGTGCTGTTGTACGGCGTGTAGCCGAGGGCGGTCGTAACCTGACCGGAGGTCAGCGTCAGGGTACCGCCAAGCACAAGAGATCCACTGCTGGTAACAGAGCCAGTAAGAGTCAGCCCAGAAACGGTTCCGGTTCCGCTGACGGAAGTTACCGTGCCGACGTTAGTCGTGTAACCAGCAGGGTTAGTCGAGTTGTACGGCGTGTAACCAAGAGCAGTCGTTACCTGTGCGCCAGTGATGCCAGTCAGGTATCCGCTGTCGTTCGTAAACGTGCTGACATTTGTCGGCTGCGTATACGAGAACACGCCAGTCGATGAGTTATACGAAAGTGATCCAGTCGCGCTTACGGCTGAACGCGCACGGGCGTTCGTGAAGTACAGGTTAGTGCTGCCTTCTGTAATGCCATCGCTGTTTGGCGTGGTGTAGCTGAAGGTGCCGGTCGTATTGTTGTACGACAAAGAGCCAGAGGCTGAGATCGAAGTCCTTACGCGAGAGGTCGTGTGGTAAAGATTCGTGCTGCCTTCCGGAACCGCATCAGTGCTTCCGGGTGATGCGCTAATTTCAACGTATGCTGAACCAGACCAGCGATAAACCTTCGCGCTGTCTATGGCGATGTAGATCTTTCCAGAGTCTCCAGTCGCTGGGAAAGCCGCGAGGTTCGCGTACTCAAGGACGTCGTCAACGTAAGACGGCAAGTGCGATGACGCAATCTTTCCGGAGCTGTCTAGTCCGGCGTAGCCATTAGCAACGCCCTTATTTGCGGCGTTCTCTGGCGTAAATCCGAGTGCGGTCGTTACATCGCCGGACGCAATATTCGTGCCAACGGTAACGCGGCCTTTCCCATCAACAGTTACTTTCGAGTACGTTCCAGCGGTGACGCCGCTATTCGCAAGCGTCAGCGCGACAGGCGAGCCGGTCGTGCCGGTTCCGGTAACGTCTCCGGTGAAGTCAAGGGAGCCAGACGGAATGGCGACCCAAGACGGATTAGTGCCATCAGTGCTGAGATACTTGCCGCTGTTGCTGGTTTGCGAAGGCAGGAAGCTATTCTTAACAGCAGCACTCGGGCTGCGAACCTCAGATACGTGCAGGTACTGGGCGTGATCGTCATCGCCCAAGCCGGAAAGGTTGCCGTGATCCTGAACGAGGGCAGCAGCAACGCCAGCAGACTGCAAGGCGCGAAGGTCGTACACAGCAATCGTGCTGACCTTGACGCTGTTCGTGAAGCTAGTGCGATGCTGGTAGATGACCTTGTACAGAGGGCGGAACTCTACAGACGGGAATCCGCTGAGGCTCAAGCCCTCGAAAGTCATCGCCTCGGCCTGAGAGACTTGGTTAGTCGAGGCCTGACTGATGATCGAAATAACAGGGTAGTTCAGGTTGTTCGTGGCAAGAATCCACGATACGTGATACTCGTTATTAGCTACGTTGGCAGTAGACCAAACGCCACCGCTGTACAGGTTGTATTGAGGGACTCCGGCAACAGACTTGAACGGAAAGTCAGTAGGCGCGTCGATTACCCAAGCGCCGTTGCTAAGGTACATAACAGGAATGCGAGCAGGGCCAGACAAATCCTGCTGCCACGTATTTGCGACAGGAGAATTAGTCGAGACGATATCGACCTGCATGTCCTCGTCGAAGAACGTGCCGCCAGCGATATCAATCTGCGCATCCGCATCCGTAGCGCCAGTACCAGTCGTCGTGTAGTTGCTGGCACCAAAGCCATTTGCGATCGCAGCGCCGCGAGTACGGTGAAGGTACTCGTGAGTCTGCCAGTCAAGCGTGATGCCATGACGCTCGTCGCCAAAGTAGACAGCCGTCGATGTAGTCGCGTTCCAGTAGACGTACGCTGTCGGCGCATGGTCTTCCCAAGAGAAAAACGACATCTGCGTCGAAAGGACGCCAGACGAACTGAAGTAGATGTAGTGCAAGCCGGTCGTATTAGGGATAACGACAGTCTGCGCGGACGTATAAGTATATTTTACGCCCTTACACCAAACAACAAATTCAGCCGCGACAGGGGCAATCGTGAAAGTGCGAGTGCCGCTATTGAAAGAGATCGATGACTGAGTCTTATCGGCGTGACCAATAGGCTCGCCAGTAGGCTCTGTCGAAGGCTCCCACGCAGTGCCGTTCCAGACGAGCTTCTCTCCTGCGGCAGGCGCGTCAGTCGAGACAGCGCGGCCTTGGATCTTGGCTACGTTTGGTGCGGAAGAAGTACCGGAAAGGTCTCCACCAATCTCAACCTTATCCGAGTTGAGATTGGTGAAGTTGGCGTCCAGCTCATTATTGGTAAGCGGACTGCCCTTCCCTGCGCGGGTAGTAATATTCGACATGCCTTTCCCCTATTAGGAGATCGTTACAGTCCAAGTCACCGTCATCGTGTCGGCAGCACCCTTGTTCACGACTGCGAACACGGTACGGCAGAGCATGGTTCCGCCCACGCCAGAGTTGAAAAGACCCGCCTCGGTCACCGCGCCTGTGCCGATTCCGGCATTGAAGGTGGCAACGTAGGTCGCAACCGCGTTGGTCGCGGTTCCGCTGGTCAGCGAAGCGCGGCCAAGCTCGCCGCCGAGGGCGGTATCGCCAACTACGGGGGAGGCGGTTCCGGAGCCGACAGCCATGTGGCTCATGACCGCAGATGCCGTGCCAACCATGCGAGAAGCAATGAAGTTCTTGCCGGTGGTTACGACGAGGTTGTTGAGGTCACGCTCGTCCTTCAGATTTCCACTTTCGTCGAAAATCTTGATCTGGAGCCGACCGCTAACCTTGATGTCTTCGAAAGCTTTCATCTAATTAGCCTCTGTCAGAAGTAGAAAGAAGAACCAACATAGTCTTCGGCGAAGTAAGTGATGTCGGCATAATCCGTCATCCTTGCGTAGCCGGAGTCCGATGCGGCCAACGATTCGCTGGGATTCTTTCCGAACTCCAGCAAAGAGTCGTCTATTGCATACTCAACGTCATCTTCGGTTCTACCAAAAAAGGCGAGGTATGAAAAGTTATCAATGGCAGACGTCTCGTCCGCCCTATGGGTCGAGAAAACAGAAGAAATCCCGTCCCCGAATACTACATTTTCCGAAGCCCCCTTTGAAGTTTCCAGTGAGTGGGCTTCTTCGACTGACTGCAAGTCAGAGAGTGATAATCCAAAGTCTAGGATTATCTCGTCAATCTGCGGGAACTCATCAGACAATGACTTGCCTGAAGATATCCTTGCGCTGTCTGTAGTGCCGTTAGACGTTTCCAAAGACTTTTCAAAGCCTTTGGAAACAGCATCTATCGCCGAGTAGAGATCAGAGAACCCCTTGGAGGTGTCAAACGCAAGAAGCTCGGAAAACCCATCAGTCTGATCCGAGATATGCTTACCAGCGTCGAATCGGCTGAAATCGTATACGCCAAAAAGGTCGCCGATGCCTAGGCCAAAATCAAGTGTCGATGCATCAAGGGCATTAACCGCATCGACAAGGTTCTTGTCGAATATCAAGAACGCCTGATCGGCGGGAACTTGAATAGTGTCGTTGACCCAGCGATCTGGCGGGGTCGGGTCGGCGAACACATTGGCCGCCGCAAGCTGAACGTAGCTCGACAACGCATAAGCGTTGACGAACGTGACCGTGTTCTTGAGATTTACGTAATCAGCGGAGTCCCGAAGATTTACGTATTGAGTAGTCGCCCTCGCGTAGACATGAAGCGGCTCAGTGCGGAGTTTCTGGAACTCCACATCTGGTGCAGCTTTTGGGATATCGAGGACAACACGAATCATTAGAAGTCAGAGCGAACGCGCAACTTGATGAGATCGTAAACCGTCTGGATTCCTGACCCATTCTGCATCTCAATCTCAGCCTCGTACACGCCAGCGGCGTCCAAAGCTTGAGAGTTCCACTGAAACGCGACGCGGCCATTAACGGCGTCCGTTACGGAGCCGGTAATAGTCGTCTTAATGGTTGTTGAGCCGACCTCGCGAATCTTTAGACGAACCGTCGCGCCGGTCAGGTCAATTGCCTGCCAAGTGTTCGGGTCGCTTTCGTCAAGAATCTGGCCGACAGCGGCGGAGTTGCTGTCCTTCAGGTTCAGATAAAGAACCGGAAGGGTATCTCCCTCTACGAGGGGGATGGTTGCGCTATAGCTCATACGAACTCCCTAGGTGCAACCGACAACGCGCCGCCAGCATAGCCGTGCTTAGACTTGCGAATCGCAATCCCAAGCGCCTTGTCGAAAAGAATCTTGTTCATGCCAGCGCGATCCGGATCAGACCAGACCTTCTGGGGCTGAATCTGAAGCCGGTACAACGCACCCTTGATGAGCGTCTCAGAGTTCTCGTTCGCGATGTAATCGGGGATCGAGGTGCTGCTCTGAGACGGCTTGAGCGAGTACAGGACATACAGCGTCTCGCTCACGGAAGGCGTCGGAGCCACCGTAATGGTGTCGCTGTCGTTCATCGTGTACACGCGAGCAGGGCCGCTGCCAGCCGCCATGAAGATGTCTACCGGCGTTACGGGAGACAGCTTCTCGTAGCTCGGCGAGGCGGTCGTCCCGCGATTCCGGTAGACGCCGAGAACGTGATTGATCTCAGCGCCAGCCGGAGGACTCAGGTCGATTTCGTTCGTGCCAGCCGGAACAATCGCGTCTTCAATTGGCTGAATCCAGATGTCGGTCTTGATGCAGAACTCAATCGCCGCATCCTTAAGGCATTGCGCGATCGAAAAGACAGGGCATCCCGGAACTTCCAGCAGGACTTTGTTTGCTAGATCGGTATATTTCACTCTGCCTTACCCCGTTTCAGCCCTTAAATTTCCCGCTTGGGAATTTGATATCAGCCCTGTGCCGCCTGCCCCGGAGGGATTCGCGGACGCGGGGTGGATGCCGAATCGGACTGCGTCTTGATGCCAAGCGAGTTCTGGAACGCCTGAAGATGCGCTTGCGCACGGGCAACATTCCCGGCGTACTCGGAATCTTTCGAGTAAGCGCGATACAAAAGGTAGTCGAGAATCGCGTTTGCGTAGATGTCGTCGATGTCGATAACGGTCGTCGCAATATCTGCAAGCTCGTTCGGGCCTCCGGTTGACGTAACCGTCGTAGGGGAGGAGCTATAAACGATTTCGATAGAAGCCAAGCTCGTCGGCTTCGGGTAAAGGTAGAACGTCTTCGGATCGAGCGGGTTATAGATGTAATGCTCGATCAAGGTCGTGCCAACGGTCGGCGTGTTGTGCCAATCCGGAAGCTGATCGTCCATGATTCGCCGATCAATCTGGCGAATCGCCTTGCCGCTAACATTTCGAACAACATCAAGCAAGCGAAGCGCAGCAGAGGGAAGCGTTTGCTTCGACCCAGCAGCGCAATTGAAAGTCGTGTTTACAGTCTTCGCGTCAGGGCGAACAAGGACAACCTCGCGTTGCGCGTCATTGAAGAACTTCAGAAGTTCCTGCTTCGCCCAGCGAGTGCCAGTCGTGTCCTGAAGGATGATCTGCGCACGGTCAATGATCTCAACCACTTTTACCGTAGCCATGTTTTAACCTTCGTAATACGGTTCTAAATCCGGGTTGTCAGCGTACACAGGGTTCCAGTCC